GCAGGTAAACCACCAAAGCATGACAATCACACCCGCAACCTGATAGGACAGATGAGGCATAACGCAATAATCACATCATGGTATCAGCCAAAGGCGCAAGCATATCTAAGGATTGTTTGCCAGCCTTTCTTTGGTAAGACTAATTTAGATACGTTAGCGCCGCCAGTGGCGTTGATGGTTTCTTAGCAATGGCTGAGGCACATGGGGCGTAAACAAATAGTAATAGATATTGATGAGGTTGAAAGACTGGCATCAATCGGTCTTAATGAGGCGCAAGTTGCTGATTCTCTTGGTATTTCTGTTTCAACGCTTGGGGAAAGGAAAAAGCATAACAGCGATTTCTACGATGCCTTAAAGAAAGGGCAAGCAAGCGGCGTTGCTACAGTAGCTAATAACCTATACACACAGTCAGCAGAAGGCAACGTATCAGCCGGTATATTCTTTATGAAGAACCGCGCAGGCTGGAAGGATAAGACTGAGACAGATATAAACCTAAACGGCATTAATCTAAAAGACAGAACAACTGACGAACTACTGTACTTCAAAGAGCATGGCAAATTCCCAGTCACTACAGATTGATGTAGAGCTAGAACTACGCAGACGAGCTGGCGAACTACGCACTCACACCATTGTCGGCTTGGTATGTCCAGACAAAGGACACACCCACACACTAACGAACATAACTGGTAGCTGGCAACCAACAGACAATCCGCCAGATGTATACTTACCTATAAAGCTAGAGCGCGTTCTAATAACGACTAAACGCTTTGTCGCAGTGATAGGCGGAAGGGGAAGCGGTAAGTCAGTAGGCATTGCTGATATATGCACTATTGACGCAAAGGACAACAGCTCTAAGACCTACTGCTTGCGTGAGTTCCAGTCATCCATTAAAAACTCTGTGCATAGTCTGCTCAAGTCTGAGATTGAAAGGCTTGAATTCACAGGCTTTGAAGCACAGCAGCAATCTATTCTCAAAGATGGTGAGGACGTATTCCAGTTTGCAGGCATTGCAAGGAACGTTGACAGTATCAAATCAGCCCACGGGTTCAAGCGCTTCTATGTTGAAGAGGCGCAGTTTGTATCTCAGGACTCACTCGAAGTATTAACCCCAACAGTACGAAACAAGCCAAACAAAGGATTGCCAACACCGATTAAAGAGAAGGCAGAAGATTCATTGTCAGGCGTTCAGATAGTATTCGTAGCGAACCCCGGCAGTAGTGAAGACCCATTTAGCAAGCGTTTTATAAACCCATTCAAAGATAGCCTTGATCGTGACGGTTACTATGAAGATGAAATGCACTTGATTGTAATGATGAACTACGATGATAATCCGTGGTATGCAGAGTCAGGGCTAGAACAAGACAGGCTGTGGACATACAAGAATATGCCGCGCACATTTTATGACCATGTGTGGAATGGCGGGTTCAATGATAGCGTAGAGAACAGTATTATTATTGCGGAGTGGTTCGATGCTTGTGTTGATGCTCATAAGAAATTAGGGTTTCAACCAACGGGCGCTAAGATAGCAGCGCATGACCCGTCAGACATGGGCGATGACACTAAAGGCTATGCAATGAGACATGGTTCTGTATTCCTTGAGGTTACTGAGAAGACAGACGGTGATGTGAACGAAGGTTGTCACTGGGCGTGCGGACTGGCTAACCAGCACAACGTTGATTATTTCACATGGGATGCAGACGGCATGGGCTGTGCTTTAAACGAGCAAATATCGCAATCATTCAATGGTAGAGATAAAAGACTTGTTGCATTTAAGGGTAGTGAAAGCCCTGACAATCCCGATGCTATTTACAAACCAGCCATGAAAGCGGTAATATCAGACCAGAAGAAAGTAAAAGACGCGGTTAAAAACAAACGTGCTCAGTATTACACAGAGCTGAGAGACAGGGTATATCGGACGTATCGAGCAGTGGTTCACAAGGAATACTTTGACCCTGATACGATGATTAGTTTTGATTCTAGTATTGAGCTGTTGTCGAAATTACGTGCGGAACTGTGTAGAATGCCTATTAAACCAAACAGAAACGGATTAGTTGAGCTGTATACTAAAGAAGAGATGAAGTCTAAGTTTAAGTTTAAGTCACCAAACCTTGCCGATTCGGTAATGATGAGCTGTCGATTCATCCAGATAAACCGCCCCTATGTTCATATTCCTAAACCGCTGCCAACCTATCATAGCGGGAGACGCTAATGCTCGAACTCACTGAATTAAAGAAGCTCCACGACAAATGGTATAACGGCAACACTGTAACCCGTGAGCGCGGCGCTGATGATTTGGTTTTTTACTGGGTAACGCAATGGGATGACAACCTACTCGGTGAGACACAGTTACAATTCAGGGGTGAATTTAATATATTAAGGAAGGCAGGCAGGCAGATTATATCTGACCTGCGGTCAAATCCTGTGCAGGTTGACTTCGAGCCTACAATAAGTGGGCGTGATGATACGTCAGACTTGCTCGATGGCATGTATCGAAGCGATGACCGGGTTAATACTACACAAGAGGCATACGATACCGCATCAATGGAGTGTGTTGCTTGTGGTGTTGGCGCATGGGAGTTACATACAGAGTGGAAGACTAACCGCATTGGTGATAAGCGTCAGGTGATTCGTCGTCGTCCGTTGAATGAAGCTAATAACAACGTGTTCTGGGATTCAAACGCTAAGCTAATGGATAAGTCAGATGCCGCTGGCGTGTCTATACTCACGCCTTATACAAAAGATGGTTACAAAGATTTAGTCCATGAGCTGACGGGTCGTGATACTGACGATGTTGATGTTGGTATTAGTTCGTTTAAAACGCCTGAAGAGTCCTATTCATTTCCGTGGGCGGCTGGCAATCAAGATCATATATACGTGACTACATTTTATCATCGTGAAAAAGTGAAGGATAAAGTCATTGAGCTGTACGACCCTATGGGTCAGGAAATGACGCTGCTTGAGTCTGATTTAAAGGACAGAATGGACGAGCTGATTGAAGATGGTTATACCATTGACGATGATTCAAAAGAGATTGAGCGATGGGAAGTGACGAAGTATATCGCTAGTGGTGCTGAAATATTAAAGACCTATACTATCGCCGGTCAACACATACCCGTTGTGCCTCAGTACGGAGAACACGCTTTTATTGAGGGTGAGGAACACTGGGAAGGTATTACACGTCTAGCCAAAGACCCCTCACGCCTGAGAAACTTTGCAATGAGTTACCTTGCAGACATATTCTCACGTAGTCCCCGTCCGAAACCTATCTTTTTTGCTGGTCAGATTGGTCAGTTTAAGTCGATGTATGAAGAATCAGGCTCAGAGAACAATCTGCCTTATTATTTACTTGAAGAGAAAGACGCTAATGGACAACCTTATCCTTTAGGGCCAGTTGGTCAAATGCCTGAGCAGACAGTACCTCAATCGCTCATGGCTATTATCGACCAATCACGCCTAGCAGTTGAAGACGTTGCTAATCCGGGCATCCCTCAAGATATAGCCGACACCGACTTATCTGGTAAGGCAGTATCATTAATGCAAAACAGGTTAGACCAACAGTCTCTTGTTTATCAACAGAACCGAAAGCACGCACTTAGACGTGATGCTGAAATATACGCAAGCATGGCAAGTGTGATAAATGATTGTCCGTGTGAAGTGACTCTGACAATGGCAGATGGAAGCCGTAAGAAATGCAATATGATGGAAGCATACACTGATGAGAAGACCGGCGAGACTTTGGTACGCAATGACTTAACTAACCTAGAGTTTGACGTATTCGCTGATATTGGCACGCCATACGCCTCGCAGAAAGAGCAGACGCTTGAGCGTCTAGGCGCAATGAGTACACAGGTTGCACAGACTGACCCACAAATGGCGAATATGCTTGTATTAGAACAGCTAGCAATGATTGACGGTGTCGATATGAAAAACATCCGCAAATATTCTAAGAAGCAGCAGATTATCACCGGCTATCGTGACCCTGAGACAGAGGAAGAGGCGCAGTGGTTACAAGAGTCTAAGCAGAGTCAGCAGCCTGATGCGAATTCTATTGCAGCACAGGCAATGGATAAAGAGGCCGATGCTAAAATAATGCGTGAGCAGACAAATCAAGCCAAGGTTAAAAATGACATTGAAAACAACAATGCCGCGACTGAGGTAAATAGATTCAAAGCAACAACTGACCGTCTCTCTGTGCAGGTTGACGCACAAGAGGCAGCGGCTAATCTTGATTTTAAAAGGTCGGAGGCCTTCACTAAGCGGATTGACGCTGTGAATGGCAAAAGCCTTCGTATGAGTGCAACGCCTAGTTATGGCTGAAGATGGTATAATGCGGGTCAGGGCAAACTACCCTTTCCCTAACCATAGCGATATTAGAGGTATCGAGATGACCGCTAAAATACTAACACAGGAAAAGCTTAAAGAGTTAATGAGTTATGATACTCATACTGGGGCGTTTAAGTGGGAGATCTCACGAGGCTCAGCAAAAAAAGGGAGGATTGCAGACAGTACGTCAACATGTTTATCAGGTAAGACGTATATCAATATAATGATTGACGGTAAAAGTTATCGCGCTCATAGATTAGCATGGCTTTATACGACAGGTGAATTTCCTATTAATGAAATCGATCATATTGATGGGAACGGATTGAATAACCGGTTTGGAAATTTAGAGCAGGCTACGGATGAGTCGAATGCTAAAAACAATAGAATGTACTCAAGTAACAAGTCTGGAGTGACTGGGGTACGCGAAAAAAATAATAAATGGATTTCTTATATAAATAATAATGGGAGACAATATAGCTTAGGTTGTTTCATGAGTAAAAATGACGCTATTATCGCGCGCAAGATGGCTGAAATAAAATACAACTATCATTCTAATCATGGCTCAACAAGGCCTTTGTAATATACTGAGCGCACAGGAAAAAGCAAACGTTACTCTGGCGAACAGAGGATTATCTCAAACAAGAGAGCATTAAAATGAATACACTTTCACTAAAAGCCCTGAAAGAAGAAAACGCAGCCTTAGAAGAAAAACCAGTCGAAGAGGTTGAAACCCCTGAGATTGACGCAGAAGCTGACGCACTTGAGGAGCATATCGAATCCACTGATGATGTGGATAAGCCTGTTGATAACGCAGACGAAGATGATGTTAAAAAGGACGATGAGCCAAAGGATGAAGTCGAAGAATGGCTGAAGACCGGCGATGAAGATGATAATAAAGAGGACAAGCCAGACATTGACAACGGTGTTGCCCGTAGCATTCGACTAAGGGCAACCGCAAAGGCAGAGCGCAAGAGCAATGCTGAGATTGAGCGCCTACAGGCTGAAAACGAACGATTACGCACAGCGCAACCAGCCTCTGATACAACCGGCTTACAGACACCTAACCGTGATGACTACCTTGATAAAGACGACCCTGATACCGCTTATCTAAATGCGCTGAGTGAGTTCAACACCAACAAACAAATAGCTAGCATAACCGCCTCACAACAGGTCGAAGACCAGAAACGCCAACAGGCAGCACAGAAGCAGGTTATCGAGAGCAATGTCAATAAACACTATGATGCGGCGGCAAAGCTAATCGAAGGCTCAAACATAAGCGAAGACTCACTACGTTCTGCTGATTTAAACGTGCGGCGTATGGTTGAAGACTTATACCCTGATGCAGGCGATGCGTTAGTTGATGCTTTTATCTCGAAGGTAGGCGCAGGAAGTGAGCGCGTATTCTTTAATCTAGGCATTAACAAGACAAGGCTAAACCAGTTCCGTGAAACGTTGGTAAATGACCCGACTGGGCTAGATGCTGCTATATTCTTAGGCGGACTGAACAAGGAATTAAATAAAGCAGGCAAGCGCAAGAGTTCAGCGCCAGCCCCTGCACAGCATGTTCAGGGTGATGCGGGTGCATCAGTCACAAGCAAAGAGCGCGCATTGAAGAAGAAATATGCAGAAGCCGATAAGAAAGGCAATGCACAAGAATCCTATAATGCGCGTAAAGCTGGTCGTGCGGCTGGTTATGACGTGAGCAAGTGGTAAGTGGTTGACACATGGTTGTGTTAGCGTAATATATACATACCGCTATCTCAAGGCGGGTATAAACATGAGAGCCTCACCAAAGGTTAAATTGGGTTAATCGTAGTACACGAGCACAAGTACTGTTAACCGGGCGAATACGCCTACAATTTAATCTTAATGAGGATAATCTCATGGCAGCTACAGGAAAAATCGCAGAGGTCTTATTTGAAAAGACCCTCGACACATACGAACACCAGACACAAATGCTTGATCTGGTCACTCTCTTTAAACCAAATGATTCTGATATGCAGAACTCCGGCAATGTTGTCTGGCGTCCTACACAACAGCACGCTCCGATTATTGATGGCTTTGACCTTACAGGTCTTGAGACTGACATCATCGAAGAAACCTACCCTGCCGTACTTGGCACACCTAAAAACGACTTTGTTGAACAGCGCGTAGATGATTTACGTGATATGCAGTTCTGGGAACGCCGTGGTGAGCAGTCTGGCAAGAAGCAGGCTACTGAGTTAAACCGTGCTATTGCAGCATTGATTACTAATACTGGTTCAATTTACTTTGATACAGCCGCAACCAGTGGTTATGATGCGATTGCAGAGGCTCAAGTTACATTAAACGAGCGTCAGAAGTCATCTACTGAAATGCGTTACACCATGCTGAATGACCGTGATACGCTTAAATACGGTAAAGACTTAGCAGGTCGTCAGACTTTGCAAGGTCGTCCAGATGACACATGGGCTACAGGTCAGATTGGCGCTAATGTCGCTGGTTTTGATGTGTATACAGGCTCGTTCAATCCAAGTCTAGCGGGTAATGCCACAGGCGCTACAGCGGTTACAGCAACAGTGTCTGAAAAGCCTGAAGGCGGTAGTGTAAATGCTACCACTATGGTTGTGACTAACGTTGACTATCGTGTAGGCACTATCCCTGTGTTTGATACAACAGGCTATTTGGTTGGCGATAAAGTCAAGTTCGATAATGGCAGTGCTGATGTAATGTCTATCGGTTTGGCTGATAAGTCGCTGAATGACACACCAATGACATTTACTATTGTCGGTGTACCAGATGGCACTACTCTTGAAGTCTATCCTAAGCCTATTGCTCTGGATGACCCTGCACTAAGTACGATTGAAAAAGCCTATGCCAATATTGATACTCAGATTGCATCGGGCGCAACAGCAGTCATCCTGAATAACTATGCCAATACTAAGAAAGTTAATACTTTTTGGTGTAAGAATTCAATCGAAGTGACTGGTGGTGATGCACCTGTTGAGTTATTGAGTACCTTTGGTGGTATGAGAGTAATTTCAGACACTATGAGTAATGGTCAAACTTTGTACATGGCTTATGATGGCAACATCGACAAGCTTACGTTCAAGTTTAGATTGTTCACTTGGTATAATATTACAAATGCTGACCCTAGTGCCAACGGAATATTTGTTACAAGCTAAGTAACGCAGCCAAGGAGGGCATAATTTTTAGCGAATCCCTGACGTGAATTATGGGCTTCGATAGCAGTTTTATATTTACCGAGATAGTGGCGTTTTTTATCAATAGTGATATTAGCAACAAAGCCGCCGTTTTTATGAGGAGACACACCCTTGAAACCAGTTGTATTAGATGGATACAGGTCAGCATTAAGCATATTCTCAGAACGGTTCGATACCCTGAGATTTGACCATGAGTTGTCACATCGTACGCGGTTTATGTGGTCTACTTCTTTCGGTATCGAGCCGGTCATATACAGGAACGCAAGGCAATGAGCATAATATCCTCGATTGCAAACCCGAACGGTTTTATATCCGTCAGGTCTCGCGCATCCTGCTATATCAAACTTCTTGGCAAGTCGCCCACGGTCAACAAGCCAAGTAAAGCGACCAGTATCAGGATT